AGTAACAATAGAAGTTGAAAAGGAATACGGAGAAGTAATTTCTATAAAAAAGAACACAGTATTACCCAATGCTCGTAAAATAATTTCTAGAAGCATTGCTGGGGAGTCTAATTTTAAGATAGATACCCTTGAGTTATACAGTGGTGGAGCAAAAGTCGGAGAAGGAACTGTACAACACAGTTTCCCCGATGATACCAAAGTTAAATTCTTCCTGACCTTTGCGGGAGGAGAAGTATTAAACTCCCCAATAGACCAGGCTATACTAAAATCCTCGATAAACGGTAATTTCTCCATAGTAAATGGGTTCAGTATACCTATAACATCTACAGATAAAATATCATTAAGCTGGGAAATAACAATCTTATAAATTTATAAACATGGAAAGCAAAGTATTCAGCAATTACAAAGCCCCATTAAACTCTTTCAAAGAGGGGTGTGAAAAGTTCTTAGGTATATTAGAGCCGGGTAGAGTTAGGGGTTTTGATACTCTATTTGTACAAGCCGGCTTAACCTTCGGTTTATCCCATAACATAACCGGGATATTAAAAACCAAATTAGACTCCACTGAACAATCACCCAGGACTGGGGTAGTATTCTCTAAACAAGGAGTAGTATTACATATTGAGGGGGATTTAACCGATTTAACTGCTACCGCCAATGCAGGAGGAGAAGCTAGGGAAGATATTATATATTTGGATATAACCTACTTAGCGGATGAACAGACTGTAGATTACGGGGTATTCGGTATACTACCAGGAGGTGGAGCTTTAACTAATACCATGGTAGAAATAGGTAGAGTATTAATACAGCCAGGAGCCATAACTATAGATCCTAACGATTATACTCCAGCCCAAGTAAAATCCATCGGGGGAGTACCCGCATTGGGAGATACCGAGATAATATCCCTAATTCAAGAGAATACTGAGAATATGGTTACCACTAATACCGATCAAGACGTAGTAGGTAAGAAAAACTTTACAGAGCCATCAGCCACTAAGGATGGAAGAACCATAGAGATATTTAAAGCTATAGATATAAGAAAAACTGCTACTATAGCTACAGCAGTAAATAGGTATGCAGAGATATTAAATATCCCAGAGTCCTCTGACATATCCGGAGTTATAGACTTAGTTGCAGTATACTCAGATTCATCAATACCGATGTTTGGGTTAAAAACTTCCATAGTACTAAGTAAAGACCCCAATGCTAATACCATCCGAGCATCATTGGTAAACACTAATTCTCAGTTAATCTCCTCATTTAACCAACCTTTAATATATTTCAGAAAAACTGGGGGAAATTATATCCTTTCAATGAAAATTGATAGAGCATATTCAATATCCGCTAACTACTCATTAACTGGGTACGTAGATTTAACAAATGCACTAGCTCCAGTAACTGTAGCAGGTAACTTAAGTGAGTACTTAGTAAAATGCCAATTAGGGGGTTTCCCATATCATAAGGTAGTAGACCTTACTCCAACAAACCCAGATATAGATACTTATGTTTGGGGATTAGAGGTTAATAATGCAAGTGAACACTTACTATACTATGGGCACTTATTAAATTACGAACCTGGGATAGACCACTATACTATAATATCAACCGGAGAAGGTTTACAGGCTTATGGGGCTAACTTCCTAATAGGTATAAAACTACCAACCGGATTGTGGCCCCCGATAGGGAAGAGAATAACTGTTAGGATTGCAGGAGCTTATGATGGGGAAGATGGGTACTTAGGTAGTAATTACCCGATTGGGATATTAGACTTTAAAAACCTGGAACTAGATGGCTATGTTGTAAGAACTCGTACCCTAGGCCAACTAAAGAGCTGGGGATTCAGGTTAAATAGGCTACTAACACCAGCCGGAGGATTCAAGAATTGGGTGGATGCAGCAGGTAAAGATGACTTTGGTAATATATTAGATTCTTCACAAGTAACCGGAGCAGATGGTACAGCCAATGAAGATTATAAACTACCGAATCTTGTAACAGCACTAAATACTTCCGGGGGTACAGGAAATAAATCAGAAACCCTGGTTGTTAAAGCCGGAACAAGCGGAGCCAACCCATTATTCCTTAAAAACGGATTATTTGAGTTCATGTTCGATGGGGTTAATTGGGTAGAAGTAGGCAGAAGTATTTGGTTTTAATTTATATAACTGAACTAATATAGGGTATATCTTCTTAGGTATACCCTTTTTATTGATTACCAGACTAGGCTAGTAATTTATTATATAAACCTTAACAATTAAATAATAAATCATGGTAGAACAAAGTTTAATAATAAAGAACTATATCCTATCTGGGTCAGCATTAGGCCTACTAGCTATATTATGGTGGGGATTTAAACTCATAGGAGTAAGGATAATAGAGAATTTGGATGCTCTGAATAAACACAAAGATAAATCGGAGGTACAGATAGCTGGGTTAGAAGATGGAGGAAAGAAATCCTCACAGGATATCTCAGAGCTATTCAAGAGACAGTATGAACACCTTGAAAAGATTAGTGCCATTAGTTATAATCTAGAAAAACAAAAACTTATAACTGACAATTATAATGCAAAAGTATTAGAACTAGAACTAGACATAAAAGAACGCACAGAAAATCAACTAAGAAACATAAAAGAATTGTCTGACAAATATACAACTTTAAAATCTGAACACGATAAGTGTAAACATTGTAACCAATAAAAATTTAAGAATATGAAAGCTAAAAAGACAAGTGATTTAGGGAAACTAAATAAACGCCAATGGTGGAAAAGCTTAGCAGTAACTATAGTTACTGGGGCTTTAAGTGTTATAAAAACTTCTTTAATGAATTCTGGGGGGGTAGATTTTAAGGAGGTAGGGTCTACAGCTGCCATAGGAGCTATAGGATATATCATATCGAGTATGTCTCACAATAGTGAGGGTAAATACCTAACTACTGAATCTAAGGAATAGGGGGATAGGAGATGGCTTACTTAATTGATGATACCTTAATAAAACATTTTGGAAAGCCCATAGCAGGTAAACAACCGGGGTTTATAAAAACCTATGATATACCCGAGTTCATAAGGAAAAACATTGCTGCTTTTAAATCCGGAAAATACAAGAGAATAACCTGTCATGAGATGATCAAGGATATATTCCTCGAAGCTTTAACAGAGATTGTTCAAAGAGGATTAGGGGATTTAATTACAGAATGGGGTGGGTTCTTCAATGTTAGAACCATTAGGGGTAGTACTACTGAATGGAGTATACACTCTTGGGCTTTAGCATTTGATATAAACATGTCCACGAATGGGCTAGGGAAAATACCAAAGCTAGATAAACGTATTGTGGAGATATTTGAAGCCTATGGGTTTGATTGGGGGGGTAATTTTAAAAGAAAAGATGGGATGCACTTCCAAATATCTGAAAGCCTATACAATCAATTCATATCTACAAACTATAGTGATTTAGAAGATAAGGAGTAGGGTAATATAATAAAATATATAATATAATTATATTTTATATACCCAACTCAAATTTAATATTTAAAAGGGGAATTACTCTATATACTGGGTAATTCCCCTTTTTATTTGGAGATTATGCTAATTCTATATCCGTTAGTAGGATACGAGCTTTAGATGTAGCTTCCTTTATATCCTTCAAACATCGTTTAACTATATTCATAGGCATATCGAAGAATTCAGATATAAGTTCTGGAGAAATTTTAGATAGGTTTTTATGGGTAGATAATTTTTCAGTAATAAACTGGGGTGGGTACAATTTTAACATCAATACATCATAAGCTTGTCTGGAAAGTTCTCCCTTAAAGAAATCTAATACTACTTCCAGCTTTTCTCTATACTCTTCACTATCCCCGGAATCTATTAAATACCCAGTTTCTGGGGAATCCTCTAATCCTACGTTTGATAGGTAATGTAATCCTTCTTGAGTATAAGCTTTACGTAATATACGGCACTTAAATAATTGTAGGGAACTAAGCAAATGTGCTTTAAGAATTTCGGGGTTACTATGTTTACTTGAATATTTTGTAAACACATAAATAAATTTAATATCAAACCAAGCCTTGATATCTTGGGGTTCAACACCAAATCTACGATGGTCTATTTCGAAAACTAATTTATTCCTTAGTTTTTCTGTAGATTTGTAAAGTTGATTAAACAATTGAGTATCATAGCCCTCCGGCATTGGTTTTAATCTGTGTGTTTCCATGATGTTTTTTAATTAGTGAATACTATGTTTGTTTGTTAATTCTGTGCAAATATACATAAATTTTTAAATATACAATAGGGGATTTAATAAATTTTTATACGGTTACTATAATTAGATAAATTTTATATATAATATGAGTGCTAAATTTGAGTTTGATGTAGACCATCAGTGGGAAATAATAAAATACATACTCCTAGACAAAGATGGTTATAAAGCATTACAACTAGTAAAAGAGGATTTTTTCAGTCTAACAGAACAACAGTTAGTAATACATACTCTAAAAGGATTTTTTAAGAAAAAAGGTAGGATTCCAAAAAATAACGTAAACCTCAAATATGAAATTACACGAGTATCAAGGACTCAGAAATTTGCAACTTTATTAAAATCATCAGATCTTGATGACCTACTAAAACAAGTTGATTCCTTATATAGAAGTACTATCAAAGATGGACAGGATATACTAGATAATTGTAAAAACTTCGCATCTTTTACTGCAGTAAAACGAGTATTGGAGGACTTTGATATTTCAAACTATGGGGGTTATACAGACAATATTAAGAAATTACAAAAGGCTATAGTTACTGGGGAAGCAGTAGAGAATGAGAAAGGTTTATTCCTTGTAGATGGTTGGAGACAAAGACAAGTAAGGAGAAGATTAGATCCAGGAACTATACCCACCCCATTTAAACAACTAAACCGGAGTACTAATTCCGGGGGTTACATAAAGGGGAGTTTAATAACCGTAATAGATAAGGGTAAGGGGGGTAAAACCTCATTCTTAGTAAATGTTGGTAGGGGGTACATGAGCCAAAGGAAAAAGATTTTTGTAGCAGACTTGGAGAACGGGGCATATTCTTATGCAACCAGGTTTGACCAAAGCTTAATACGGATGGATAAAGAATCCCTAGTGGGACCCGAGGCAGAATCTAGATTGTCAAAACTTTATAGGAAATATGCAAGGTTAGGTTGTGAGGTATTAATACATAGATTCCCCGCAGGAACAACAGCTAACCAAATGTCTTCATTCCTCGATGAGATTTACTCTGATACTGGAATTAAATTTGAAATTTGTATAATAGATTACATAGGATTAATGGGTTCAAACTCTGGGCAGAATGATGATACAGCTAGGATATCAGAAGCCTATGTAGATGTAAAAAACTTAGCAGAACACTGGGGATTTGATATAGTTTGGACGGGTCACCACGTTAATAGGGAGGGAGAAAAGAGAAGACAATCTAAATATGAACCTAATGACACAGCAAAATGTATAGATATACACCGTCACGTAGACGCTATGCTGGGGCTTAATCAAAACTCATCTGAAAAAGAAGCTGGAGTATTTAGGCTAGAGGTAGTTGACCAACGGGATGGAGTTGGTGATGCTAGGGCTTATTTCTGGGTTAACATTGCTCACCAAAGGTGGGATGAGTTCTCTAAATCTCAATTGGATGAATACCGTAAACAGGCTCAGGATACTGAGGTTGTAAAGGGAACTTCTAAAAAGGGTACTAATACAGATATTTAGTTATGGCTGCGTTTAATAAAAGCTTACACTCAAAGGTATATGCTTATTTCATACAGAGATTAAACTGTAGAAAATATAGAAGAGGTTGGCTAAAAGGTAATTGCCCATCCTGTGGAGCCCAAGATAAGTTCGGAGTAAACATGGGGCAGAACAGAACAAACTGTTTCAAATGTGGATTTAATAAAAAGCCCCTAAACGTAATATCATTTATAGAAGGACATAATACTTATGAGGAGACCAGGAATTTCTTGGGGTTGTTTGAGGGGCTTGAGTATTACGAGCCACCGGTAGAAGTATTAAAACAGAAAAGGGTAGAGTTACCAGAGTCATATAAACTTATATCACTCGGGGATTCTACCTTTTCTCATATATGCAGGAATTATCTAAGGAAAAGGGGTTTTTCAATCTCCAAATTAGAGATGGCCGGTATAGGGTATTGTACTTCAGGAGATTATGCTTTACGTATAATTATCCCTTACTATACTTCAGGTAAATTAGTTTACTACAATGCTAGGAAAGTAGTAGATGATGATACAGTTAAATTTAAAAATCCCCCTTTAGATGAAGTTGGTATAGGTAAAAGTTTATTAATATATAATAGGGATTGCTTATATACATATAAAAGGGTATACCTGGTAGAGTCTGCAACAAACGCCCTTACTATAGGTGATACTGCATTCGGTATTGGTGGTAAAACGTTGTCTGATTACCAATTCGGGGAAATAGTAAAATCCCCATGTGAGGAAGTAGTTATAATATTAGACCCTGATGCTTGGGATTGGGCAATAAAAGCCGCTATGAAATTGATATGGCATAAACGAGTAAAATTAGTAAGGCTAGAAGATGAAACTGACGTAAATAATATAGGTAGGAAAAAAACTATGCGATATGTTAAATCCAGTAAATGGGTAACCTACAATGATTTATTAAAACTTAGGAATGACTTATGAGAGAAGCTAGTATACATATAAAAGAAAAACAGTTAATAACTATACTAAAGAAGTATTTTAATACTACTGCTACCGAGATATTACAAATAATGAGCGAATGTAGCAAATACCAAATTACAAGCAGAAAAATGCTTGTAAGTAATGACAGAGTAGAGAAGAAAATAAAGATGCTTACGTCCTCTGATAAGGGGGAAGCCCAAGAGTTCTCAAACCTATTATATCATGTTAGGAAAAGCTTAAAACATAGGGGGATAACTCAGATAAAAGAAGGTAGCCGAGATTGGTTAATAATAAAAGAAATTTGTAAAGTAGCAAATGAGTTTAATGAATCCTTCTTACTACAAAAACGAGAGGGGTATATAGAGTTTATAAAGATAGCGATCTCTAAGATGAACAAGTTTTCTCTAAACAAGATAGTACCCATGGCCCAAGGGATATGTGATACTTATTCAGCAAATATAGAGATACGGGAAGATCCTGATAAGCAGGTTACTGAGGCTTTATATCAGAGATATAATCATAGAGTATTAGAGAGAACTGGATTATCCTTTAACTATAAAGAACAGCCAGAGAAATATGTATTTTTTGTTCAGGCTGCTGCTATATGTAAGAAGAATAACATATCCCCAAATAATTATATCGATTCGCAACTAGAGTCATTTGTATTCAAGGATTCTATTCCAGACCCAGCTCAATTAGTAGGACCCAAAGCATTAGATAGGGCAGTAAGATATTTATATGAGCAGGGGAAGAAAGCAAAACCAATAGAGGAACCTATTATTAATTTTAAAGCTATAAAGAATGCTAAAAATAGAAATAAATAATAACCGTGGTTTATTAAACTGTAACCTTAAAACCTTGTTAAAGGTACGAGAGCATTTAAAGTTGAAACACCCAAATGCTTATTACTTGAGAGTAAATGGCCATGTACCAAAGGGTTGGGATGGGTGTTTACATTATATCACCGAATCCGGGGTATTTGACATAGGTATGTTACCAATGATAGTAGAATACCTGGATTCAAGGAAATTAGATATAACTTGGGTAGATAATCGTAATTTTAAGTTTGATATAAAACTATCCCCGTATTTACCTGGTGGACAACAACTAAGGTCATACCAGATGGAGGCTATAGAAGCAGTATTATCTAATAAACTCGCCAGGAGAAACAAACTCCTATTCCCCCAAGGTATTCTATTTGCAGCAACCAACGCAGGTAAGACAATGATAGCTGCAGGAATACATAACTCCGTAAGGTTCAAAGGAAGATCCCCCAGGACAGTATTACTACTAAACCAATCCGACTTATTCCATGACGCTTGTAGAGATATACCAAAAATATTGGGGGACTCAGAGGTTGGGTATATGCAGGGAAATAGGATTAAGTGGGGTAATTTTATGATATGTATGGTACCTACACTAAGGAGCCGGTTAAACGTACTAGGCGATAAGATGTCTTCATATGATATAGTGATCTTTGATGAATGTGATACAGCAGCTGCAAAAACTAACTTACGAGTAGTGAAAACCTTTTATAATGCCGCTATAAGAGTTGGTATGTCTGGGTCAGTGGGGGTAGGAGGTAAATCACGGACAAAAGTAAAAGACAGAGCCGTGAATAGGTTATTCGGGGATATAGTATATACCATAAAGAACAGTGAACTAATAGATATGGGTGTATCATCTCAGGTAGATATACAAATACATACCGGGTCAATGAGGCCAGGGATTAAGGGGGATTATAGAGAAGAATATAGTAACAGTATTATAAGAAATAAACAGAGGAATAATTCTATCCTGGAAAGGGTTAAACACCATATAGAGGAGGGTAATACCCCCATGTTAGTAATAACCCCTAGACATAAACATATTCGGATATTATACCGTAGAATAAAGGAATTAGTTGGAGATAAGTATAGAGTAGAGATGGTATACCATACTACCAAAGAAAGAAAAGAGATTCAATTAAGGTTTGCCAATGGCGAGATAGATATATTAGTAGGCTCATATATACTAAAACGGGGTAAAAACTTCCCCTTGATGAAAGCCTTAATAAATGCTGGTTCCGGGGATTCTTCCTCTAATGTATTACAAATATTAGGTAGAGCCTTGAGGTCACACAAGTCAAAGAGTCTTACCTATGTGGATGATTTCTGGGATACAGGAGAATACCTAAGGAGGCACTCATTACATAGGTATCAGGTATATAAAAAGGAGAATTTACCCTTGAAAATAATGTTTAATAAGAAACTATTAACACATAAAACAATATAAAGATGAAAACCAAAAGGAGTTCACGTAAAACAAAGTTATCTAAACTAGATACTTCAGCCCCTATAACCATCGATATGATAGGTAGTTTAAATGACCCATGCTTCGGTAAATTGTATGATGGAAAAGCATCTGAATGCAGGAGGTGTGGAGATTCAGAAGTTTGCTTAATAGCTATGGGCCAAAATAACCACAAGAATAGAACAAGCATAGAAGCAATACAACAGTTCAAGGATTTAAAACCTGAAGAGTTTAGTGTAAGCTTAACCCAAGTAGCAAGGTTCATAGAAGCTAAATTAGATGAGGATAAATACAGTGGAGGTATAAAATTCTCATTGGCCTGTAAGTTAGTATTAAAATATGTACTACCTAGGGAGTATACACTGGATGATTCTAAAAATGCCGTTAACCAGGTAGTAAAGGATCTGGAGATATTTAAGTTTAAAAAGATAAACGATAAAAAACATATAATACATGGAAAATAACCTATTCTTACATGAGGGGTACTCACCAGGAGAAGAGCTGGATATTCTATTCAGAGTAAGCAACCTATTTTTAGGAAATAACCCAATACCAAATAATAAATCCTTTTTTGGGGAACATACAATAACCCTGCTAACAGCTTTGAATAGCTACAGTAGTTTAGCTGGGGAATTCTGTTTAAAACCCCAACCCTTTACATCAACTGAAGAAGTAGAAGAGCATAAAAATAAGCTGAGGGAGTTACTAAACCCCATATCAACTAACTTATATCGGGGATTAATAGAGCTAATGTCTTTTATGAGTAATAGAGGCATAGGCTCAATACACGTAACCTCATACTTACAGGAGAATATGATTAGCTTGAATATCTCCGGAAGTTTCTTTCAATCAAACCCACTTGCATCTCTGTTATCTATGGCAAGGTATTCCCTACTGTATAAGTATCAGTTAGGGAATTTTAATTATATGTCGAACCCTATTGATAGGTACCTAAATATACCCAAGTGTTTAGGTAGTACGGTATCAATAAACTTGGTTGATTACCTGAAAGATGTGATAGTTAAATATTTATCAGATATGTCAGTATTAATACAATCAATGGACATAGATCCTGGGGGATTCAAGCAGGAGAAAGAAATATATATAAAAAATACCCTATGCAATTTACTTTTTGATTATTTTTCTATACTAGAATTGCTGGGGGTTAACCAAAATACAATGCTGAGTTACTTTACTAACCAATTAAAAGATAATAAACAAGATGACGAAGATAAAAAACAGTAAAACCCTACATGCTGGAGATAAACTATTCAGCCGCAGGATTAAAGCTAAGAACCCGGTAGAAGCTTGGGAGAAAATAAATGAATTATTAGCTCTGGGTGGAGATGAGGTATTAAACCAGGGGGGTATAATGAGGGGTAACCAAGCTTTCCTATACCTAACAACATTAGATATACGGAGGATGAAGGCAGACCCGGAATTCGACTTTGGTTCATTATGTGGGTATACCATATATAAATGGTCAAGCTTAGTGAATAATTACCTAGACTTTAACGCTTTAGAGGAACTAAAGAAAGAGGTAAATGGGTATGATAAGGAGGGTAAGGAATATTACTCAACCTTTATGAATTTTGTAAATACTTCAAAGCAGGGACATTCCTGTTTGATATCCTTAGGTTGTTGTAGGTATGGGTTGCAGGGTGAACCTTTAGTTATTGTAAATGCTAGAGCCAGTGAAGTAACTAAGAGGTTACTGATGGATTTAGTATTAGTACAGCGTATAGTAGAACATATATATGGTACGAACAGAGTAAGGGTATTATTCAACTCATATTATTCTTTTGTAACTCCGGAAGGCTTTGCTATGTACCATAACCATAAGGATTTGAATAAATTATTTAAAAAGGTAGAAAAACCAAAAGACCCAGAAGCAAATAAGTGGGTATCAGGGATAAAGAAATGTTTCGAGGACCTATTACAAGTTGACCAAAAGGATGTTAAGTATAAGGTAATGTTAAGAGCCATAAGGCAACTACAAAGGGGAGAAGATGGTAAACCTATATCTGGTAGGAAACCATTATTAGTAAGAGACCTAAAGCTTTTTAAAAAGGTAACAGTAAAGGAGGTGGTTACTAATAAAACTGTAGTAATGTACCCAATAAACACCAAAGTTTCAAAGGAGCTAAAGGTAAAGAAAGAAAACGTAATAGACCCCAGCCTAGAAGTAATAAAGAGGGGGAAAAGAGGATTACAAGAAAACAGTAATAAACCTAAAGATACTAACAATGGCAGTAATACAATTAAAACAGGTAAACGGGGAAGACCGAGAAAAATTAGGGTTGAAGAAACTACAGGAGCTGGAGTTATTTGAAACATTCCTAAATAAAGAACTCCCCGTGATGTGTAGTATAAGTAAAAAATATAACCCAGAAAAAATACAATCACTGGATTTGAATAGCGTAAAATCTCAATTAGAGTATAAAGAACATACGGACTACATAGTAGAGGAATTAAGCGAGCTAATGGATATATTCGGTATAACAAAGCCTATACCACCAATATTAGACGAATGTTCTGATGTTTTGGGTTTTTTATTATCATTAATAGGTAAGGTAGGCAAAGACATAACCATAGATATACAAGAGCCGGCTAGGTTTATAAAAACCGATACATTATTCAAGGAAGCTGTAGTGGATTTAAAAATGTCCTGTAACCTACTAAAGAATAGGCCTTGGAAAAACCAACAATATGTAGTAGATATCAAGGAGTTTAAGTATAAGTTCGAGAAAGCTGTATCAAGTATATTAACTTTATTGATACGAACTTCTGGTGATATTAATACTTTAATAGGGGGTTACTATATAAAATTACAAAAGAATTATAAACGAATAAATACTAACTACTAATGAGGATATTTGATAATACCACAGAAGCATACCCCGAGATATTACGGGATATTGTAAAGTTTGGAAGAACAGCTTTCTCTAAAACAGTACAGAACCTAAAAGATGTAAGCCCCGAAGAATATTCTATGAAGGAATTACAACTATACTCATTCTGTATATTGGATGACTCGGATAGAAGAAATACATGTAAGGATTTGGAATGGCTAATGTTAGAGTTCCGAGAGCGAGTATTTGAATCAAACAACCCAAACCCAGGGGAAGCTTATATAGTAAGAAAGGCTTATTGGGATAAGTTTTTAGTGGATGGTAAATTTTGTTATACTTACGGAGAACGTATGCAACCATCACTATATAAAGCTATAATGCTTTTGAAGGAAAACCCTGAAACACGACAAGCAATTATATCAGTATGGGATAGGGAAATAGATACACAAAATACTGGGGGTATAAAACGTGTTCCATGTACGATGTATTATAACGTACAGATACGGGAAGGTAAGGTGGATATAATATACCACATGAGGTCATCAGATTTCTTCGAACATTTCAGAAATGATTTAACCCTAGCAGGGGAACTAAAACATTTTGTATCGAAAAGTATTGGAGTACCCCCCGGAAAGACTTTTATGTCAGTAGATTCACTACATGCGTATAAAAAAGATTGGGAAACATTAGGAATATATTAATAACTATAAACCATGTCAGTTAAGTATAATAAATACAAAATACTAAGAACATGGGCAGAAGTAAGGGAGCTAACTAAGTTTTGTAAAAAAACTGGTTATTGCTCCCTTGACTTTGAAACATCCGGACATGATTACCAGACGGAGAGCTCATACCCAACCATCTTAGGGATATCACCCCAACCCGGGATTTCATTTATAATACCATTAGGTCATTACGATAGCCCATTCTTACAGAACAAGGAATGGGTAAAAGTATTAAAATATTTTTCGGTTGAAGTATTAGAAGATAAAGACATAGTAAAAGTAGCATATAATGCTAAGTTTGAGCATAAATGGCTACTCAAGTATTACTGCAATATGAAAGGTAGAATATTTGATACAATGTTAGCAAAATATTTACTAGATGAGGAGAGGCCGAATGACTTAAAATCCCTAGTACTAACACAACTACCTGAATTTGCAGGGTATGAGTATGAGATGGATACCCTGGTAGCAAAACACGGCTGGGAGAAAGTACCATTGGAGCCTTTATCAAAGTATTGCGGGTTAGACTGTGATCTAACTCTAAGGTTATTCATAATATTAGAGCCTAAGTTAGTGAAACATAACTTTTACAGGTTGTTCAGGAATATGTTAATGATGGCTCATCGAGTATTAATGGAGTCAGAGTTCCAAGGGATGCTGATAAATAAACCTTATTTGGATTCATTAGTACCATATTATGAAGAACTTATACAAAACGCCGAGAGTAAACTAAGGAATACGAGGCAGTTGTCAAAATACGTTAAATATGCTGAGCGGAAACATAAGAAGAAAATACTTGATAAGATAAAAGAGGAAATATCCCAATTGAGAGATAGTTTGGAAGATACAGAAGACCCAAGAGAAATATCCTCAATAAACAGGAAGATAGATAACAGAGAAAAAAGGATATCCACCTTTATTTCAAGTGGGCCAACATCAAAAAAAGATACCTATGGAGGTTTTAATTTTAACTCCCCACCACAACTAAAGGATTTCTTCTATTCATCTCCAAAAGGGTTAAAGTTGCCCATACTAGATAGAACAGAAACTGGGGAACCATCTACCGGGGAAGAAGCTTTATTAAAAATATCTGATATGTTAAACCAAAAGGTATTAGCGGGAGTATCTAAGAAAAAAGAGAAGAAAATCAGGTTTGCACAAGAATTTTTTACAACGCTATTCGACTTCCGGGGAGTTAGTAAACTATACTCAACCTATGTCCAAGGGATATTGGAAAGGGTTACGGAGAAAGATAGAATACACGCTAACTTCTTGATACATGGCACTGTAACAGGTAGGTTAAGTTCTAGAGATCCCAATCTCCAAAATATCCCGAGTGATACAACATCCTCTATGATTAAACCAATGTTTATACCCCCAAAAGGCTACTTACTACTAGAGGTGGACTACTCACAAGCAGAGCTTAGAGTTGTAGCAGAGTTAGCAAAGGAGAAAACTATGATTGAGTGGTTTACAAAGGGGTATAATATACATGTGGCTACAGCCTGTAAGATGAATGGGTGTATAGATAAGTATGATGAGGTTAAAGCTATATTAAAAGACATAAACCACCCTGAAAACGAAAAATGGGAAAAGAGGAAGAAGAAAGCTAAAACCGTAAACTTCGGTATATTGTATGGCCAAACAAAATTCAAACTGGCAGAGTCACTAAAATGTACCCCTGACGAGGCACAAAAATTCTTAGATGATTGGTTTAAGTCATTTCCAAAGATAACTAGTTATATAAAGAAACAACATAAGTTTGCTGAGGAGAACGGCTATGTTTATTCTATGTGGGGTAGGAAAAGGAGATTACCAGATGCACAGTGTAAAAACGACCCAGGCATGAGAGGTTTTTATCTGAAAGCTATGAGAGACTCCATAAATGCTCCAATACAAGGAGCTTCCAATGATTTCACAGTATTTTCATCAGTAATAATACGAGAACAGAAGATACAAGGTAAACTACCTTGGGATATGCAGCAGGCTTATACTGTACATGACTCACTGGGGTATTATATAAAGCCTGAACATATACATACTGTAGTACCTAAATTGATAGAGATATGTAATAACCCAGATACTATGGAATGGTTTGGGTTTAAGATGAAATACGTAAAAATGAAAGTATCCCCAGAGGTAGGGATAAACTGGGGCTCATTAAGGGAATATAACCCTAGTGAGGATTATACGAAGTTATCAGTTTCTATTGATTACTTAAAACAATATTCAAAGCCTAACTAATATAAATAAATATATGGAATATAAAATCGCTATCGCTGGACCTTCCGGCACGGGTAAAACAACAATTGCAGAGTATATAGCCCGGACTCTAGGAGTAAGACACATAACCTCGAAAGAAACACGAGTAGTATCCGATGAGATAAAAGATAGGTGGGCTAAGAAATACCTATATTTTGGGGATTGTGGGCATAAGAGGTTAATAAACCTACAAAACGAATTTCCACAATTTGGGATGGAATGGCAAGAAGAGATGTTGTATGCTAGGGGTAGAGTTATAAAAGAGGAAACAAACTTCATTATGGATAGATCTCCAATAGACTCACTTACTTATATGTTAAACCAAGTATCACATAATGTATACGACCCAAAATATATCGATAGTTTTATAAAAAATGTGGCTGACCAGTTAAGAGAATTAACCCACGTAATATTTATACCTTATAGTAACCCGGATTGGGTTGAAGAAAATGGCTCAAGAATAGCATCTGTACCTTTTCAAAAATTAATGAGTTCTAGTTTTGAACACGTAATCAGCGAATACTTAGTAAAACACGTATACAAGGTAGAGTTCTCACCAGAAGGTAGGTTAACCCATGGAAGGATACCTTGGAAACCCGGATTATTAGTATTAGACATGTGGGATTTACAAAAACGTAAAGACTTAACTACCGAGTTCCTAACAAAGTACATATAAACAACGGGTTACTATTTAAAAATAAAAACATGAGTCTATATAAATCCTCAAAGTCATCCCCATTATCAATTTTAAGAATAAAGCTGGGGAAAGAAGAAGTAGTAATAGATATACACAAGGAACTAAGGATATTGGAGGAAGGTTTAGAGGATAATCTAAAACAACAACCTTTATCTTATGGCTTTCTAAGTATGGTATACCAAGAAGCTACTAAAACTTTGAAGGAATATAAACTAGAAGTTGAAGGCTTCTATTGTGAGTTGTACAACAAACATAAAAATGCTGTTGTAGGGGGTAAATACTTAACAAAAGAGGGAGTAGAAGCAAAAATCAAGTTAACTCCCAAGTATAAACTCATGTGTAAGAAACTTATACAACTAGAAACAAATAAGGGAAGGCTGGAAGATTTAAAACGTTCCCTAGAACAACGTAAGGACATAATGCAAACACTATCAGCTAACCGGAGAAAAGAGTTATAAATCAATTAATATTATAAAGATGGCTAAAGATAAAGAAAAAAGCAAAAAGCCCAAGGACAAGGATTCTAAGGGCTCAAAATCTAGGAGAGAACTCATAGAAGAGAGATCCAAGAAGTTAAAACAAAAGGGCGGGGGATCCTACCGATACTTTATATTCACCGAAGGTACACAACGTATGCGTATGCCCCGTATACCAGGTGACCAAGAGTTTTGTGTAGAGGTAGTATTCTTCTACTTAAACAAAGAGCTTGGGGGAGTAATATCAGCGGAGACATTCGGTGAGCCTTGTCCATTTATGGAGAAATACAATAAACTTAAAACCTCGAAAAAAGAGGGCGACAAGGAATTATTAGGTAGATTGCACCCCAGCAAGAAGTATATGGGACCATTCTTCAAATATACCGATGAAAAGGGTAAACAAATAGATACTGAAAAGGGGGTAAAACTAGCTCTGTTAGCTCCATCACAGTACCAGGCATTATGTGATTTCTACCTTGACGAAGATAAAGGAGATTTCTCAGACCCTGATACAGGATATGATTTAAAATTCAAACGGGAAGGGAAAGGTAAATTGGACACTGAGTATACTGTATTAGATGCAAAACCATCCCCACTACCAAAACAATTCAGAAAAGAGGTTTATGACCCAGAACAAATGGTAAGGGATTTAATTTACCCATACGACGAAGCAAAAGAGCTATTAGAAAAATACCTTGGGGATGATACCCCAGAAGAAAAACCCAAGATGAGTAAAGATGGGTTGAAAAAGAAAAAGAAAAAAAGTAAAGATTTAAACTAATATTCAGTAGTTATGGCAGCAGACAAACAACTCGAAAAACTTAGAAAAGAAACGGGTTCTAAATCGGCTACAATAACTCTACAAACTGAAGATCACTTATGGTTACCCTCACGAGTTTTAGCCTTAAACTGGCTAACTGGTGGGGGTTTTCCGTATGGTACAGTAGTAGAGGTATTTGGGCCGGAGTCATCAGGAAAATCATTAATGGCATTAGACTTTGCTATATCAGCTCAAACATTGGGTGGGGTAGTATTATGGGGGGATGCAGAATTTAATTTTGAAGATAGCCGAGATTTCTATGAATCAAATGGGTTAGACCTGGATAAGGTAGAGCTACTTGAGGATGATGCAATTGAGGTAACAGAAGAATGGTTTAAGGGTATGGCAAAATACTATAGGTCAAAACTTACGAAGAATGAACCCATAGTATTTATTATAGACTCATTAGCAGCATGGGAATGTCAAGATTTCCAGGCAGGGGGTAAAAGAGAAGGTAAAAAGCAAATGGGTAACAGAGCCTCAGCTATATACCAATTTTATAGAGCTAACAGGAAGGTAATGAAAAAATATGGTATTATAACCATAGTTATTAATCAGGTTAGGGATAAAGTAGGAGCTTCTATGTTTGAGGATAATACTACAACTCCCGGTGGGAAAGCTACCGCATTCTACGCTTCTATACGATTAGCAATATTAAAGGGTAAGAAGATAAAGGACGGGGAGAGAACAGTAGGTAATATGATACATACCTTTGTAAAGAAGAACAAGGTATCAATCCCCCGAGCAAAAGTAATACCCCAATTCCACTTCAGAGATGACCTACAAGGGTACATCGGCTTTAATAGAACAGCCGGATTATTTAACATACTAAAATCAGAAGGCCTAATAAAGAAGAAAAAAGGAGAGGGTGGAGGAAAATACAAACTCGGGGATTTAGTATTAGCTGGTTCTGAGGAAAGTACGGATGAGCTATTGGCAGAAGATGATAATGCTCGTAAGGCAGTTATAAAGGCTCTAAACATAAATACTATATCGAAGACAAGAGCAAAAATAGCTGGGTTAAAAAAGAATTTATACCCCGTGAAAGCAGATAAAAAAGATTCAGATGAATAAGGTAGTAATAGTAGATGGTAATAATATAGCGTATGCTGCTTATTACTCATATAGTAATTTATCCCATAAAGGAGAACCAGTTGGAACTCTTTATGGGATAATATCCATGATACGGGGGTATATAGGAGAACATAATCCTAATAAATTGATAGTAGTATGGGATTCTGCCCGAGATAGCCATAGGTTAAAGATATTACCTGAATATAAAGGTACTAGAAAAGCAAAACAGGATAAAAAACTTTTCGATAGGGAGTCATTTAACAAGCAAAAGGATAAAGCTATCCAAATATTATCAAATCTTGGTATAAGACAAGTAAAGGTAGAGGGTAGAGAGGCCGATGACTTAATATATGAGCTAACACGGAAATATAAGAAGGAAAACCTAGTTGTAATTGTATCAGCAGATAAGGATTTCTTACAATTAATATCAAAGAATGTACGGATTTGGAATCCAATAAAAAGAGTTCTGATACATGCTAAGAATATCCTTAAATATTTCCCTGTAAGCCAGGATAAAGTTGTAGACTACCTATGTTTAACCGGGGATTCTTCAGATAATATCCCAAAATATCCAGGGGTTGGAGATAAAACTGCTTTAAAATTTTTCGATACATTTGGCAGTATAACTAGTTATTTACAATCTAAAGAACTAAGTACATTTAAGATTGATAAAAAGAAACTACTAGAACTGTATAAAAGGAACAGAGAATTAATAGATAGAATTTTTGAAAAGAAAATACGATGAGGCAAAGTTCTTAAAACATTGTAGTAAATACGCATTCTATTCATTTAATAATATAAAATACTTAAAAACTTTTAAAAACTTATACTATGGAAATAAACTTGGGGATATGTAAGTGTAGGGAAGTAAAAACACCTGAATATGGTACTGACGGAGCAGCTGGTATAGATTTCTTTGTACCAACTCTAAATGATGAAACATTCCGAGAAATATACGAGATACCCCAAAATAAAGAGCAGATAAGGTTAGGAAAAGTG